GTGGCTTACTCTGATATTCAGACTAAGCGGATGACGGCAACCGGCTCCCTTGCTGTGGGGCCGGCTCGCATCCGCCAAGTTCAGGTGCTTACCGCCACGGGTGGTGCTGGGCGCTTGACTCTGACAGACGGCTCTGGTGGTGCAACGCTGCTCGATCTGGACTTTCTTGCCGGTGACTCTCACTCGGTAAACATCCCCGACAACGGGGTTCGCTTTCAAAGCGATGTTCTGATCACTGCGGCAACAAACATCACTGCGATGACCTTCTTCTATAGCTGAGGTGACGGCGTGGATTATATGGTCTGGAACTTAATTCTTACTGCCGCTCTTGGTCTGGTAAGTTGGTTTGCAAAGACAATGTGGGCGGAAGTGCAACGTCTCACAATTCTTTTGAATCGCACCCGCGAAGAGATGGCAAAGGAATATGTGACCAAGGCTGAAGTCCACGCCGACATCAACCGCGTCATGCATCGACTTGATGCCCTTGACGCAAAGATTGATCGTATACTGGAAGGCTACAAGGGGAAGTGATGGCGCAGAGCACCGCAGAAAAGGCGAGGGCTGCAGTAAAGCGCGCTGGCGTTTCTGGTGTTAACAAGCCTAAGCGCACCCCGAACCACCCTAAGAAGTCTCACGTTGTTGTGGCTAAAGAGGGTGACAAGGTGAAGACAATCCGTTTCGGTCAGCAGGGTGTTAAGGGCTCTCCTAAAAAAGCTGGTGAGTCTGAGTCGTATCGTAACCGCCGCAAGTCTTTCAAAGCCCGGCATGCAAAGAACATCTCCAAAGGCAAGATGTCTGCTGCTTACTGGGCAGATAAGGTGAAGTGGTAATGACAATCTCTCGATCCCAAATGGGCTCCCAACTTACAGGGAACAGGACTATGAAGAAACGTAAGACAAAGAAGATGGCGCTCGGTGGCCTTGCTGCTGTAAAAGAACTTGGCGCAGGCGCAATTCCTACTGTTGCTCTGGCTCGCAGCTTGAAGAGCGGTCAGCCGGAAGGTATCCTAAAGGCAATGCCCATTGCTCAAGCAATGCGCCGCTCCAGTGATCCTGCACCCACACCATCCACTATGCCCTCCGGCCCTATGCAGCGCCCTGAGCGCGCCGCAAAAGGAATGAAGCGTGGCGGTCGTGTTCGCGGTGATGGCATTGCTCAGCGCGGCAAAACAAAAGGACGCTTTGTCTAATGCCTATCCGGAAGGTATCAGGCGGCTATAAGTGGGGCAGCAGCGGGAAGGTATACCCAACCCGTGCAGGCGCTGTGCGCCAAGCCCAAGCTGCCTATGCTTCCGGATATAAGGCTGACAAAAAGAAAGCCGGCGGGTTTATATCAACCGGCAATGATGCTGCGGATCTTGCGCTGATCCGGGCCTCTAAAAATATTGATGATGGCACTGGTGGGCGCGGCACTTCAAAGATGAAGCGTGGCGGTCAGACCAAGAGCCGTGTGAACGAAGCAGGCAATTACACAAAGCCTGCAATGCGGAAGCGTCTGTTTGAAAAGATCAAAGCAGGCGGGAAGGGTGGCAAGCCGGGCCAGTGGTCAGCGCGCAAAGCGCAGATGTTGGCTCGTGAGTATAAGGCTAAAGGTGGTGGATACCGCGATTGAGGAAGACCTTCGCAGTTGGTCTGCTGAAGTTCTGGAAGTGCCCAACGATCACTTGAACGGTTTCCCGCCGTGCCCATATGCGCGCAAGGCTTGGAGAGAGAACAAGATTCTCGTTGTTGAAACTGATCTAATCTACGAAGATGCCCGTAAATTTTGTGCGGGCTTTTATGATTTTGATAAGGAACTTATCGTTGTCGCTTCCTATGGCATACCTGATCTCGAAGAGTTTGCAGAATTCGTGGCTGCGCTCAACGAAGAGCACCCGTCCCTTCATTGTATGCAGTTTCATCCAGAGTATGGCGCAGAAGATGCGGAACTGGATTTCCTGACAGAGAACGACTGGGAAAGCTCAGTCTCGGATGACTACTGCATGGTGTTCATACAGGATCTCAGGGCCGTTGTTGCTGCTAGTGACAGGCTTGAGGCATTAGGTTATTATGCAGCATATCCAAGCGATGAGTATGAAGAGCTTGTCGTCAATCGGAAAAGGAGACTGTCTCATGGCAATGAAGCCTCGTGCAATGAAGAAGACATCCACGATGAAGCGCGGCGGCAAGGCTAAGCCGATGCGTGGTGGTGGCATGGCAAAGAAGCCCGCAAAGATGATGCGCGGCGGTATGACAAAGAAAAAGTAAATGCCGCTCAAGAGCTCGCAGCGCAGCCTCAAAAAGTGGACTCGGCAGAAGTGGCGGACAAAATCCGGCAAGCCATCCACTCAGGGGTCAAAGGCAACAGGGGAGAGATACCTGCCTGAAAAGGCAATCAAGTCTCTCTCTGATGCTGAGTATGCTGCGACTTCTCGCGCCAAGCGCGAGGGCACAAAGAAGGGCAAGCAGTTTGTCCGGCAACCAAAGAAAATTGCAGAGAAGACTGCTCGTCATAGGAGATAACGATGGCAAAGAACCCCGGCGGACGACAGGAAAACACAAAGGGCTCTAAGGGTAGTTTTTCTGCTGGCGCAAGTCCTGCATCTGGAAAGCAATCAGTTGCTACTGGCGGCGGCGGTGGCGATGGCATTGCCGGGTTCTTTAGTAATTTGTTTAGCGGCGGCGGAGGCGGTGGTGCTCCGCAAAACCGCATGCCAGATGGTTCCCGCATGGACACCATCACGAAGCCGTTTGTTGGCGGGAAAACTGCGCCTAACTATGGTCAAGTAAACCTTGGCATGGCCGCGCCCGGAACTCCGGGTCTTGCTGACAAACTTGCTCTTAGTGCTGCTGCTCAAGCAGCAGCATCTCAGCCTCAAGGGATTATGGGTGTTCTTGGCAATCTTATGCCCGGATCTATGGCAATTCAGGCTGGTCGTGGCTTAATGAAGCATATGCGTCCAGCAAGCGCATTTCCTCCGCGCTTTGGCCCAGAGGGTCAGATGACCCCTTATGGGGAAATGATGCAGCAAAGATCTCAGGCTTTGGCGGCTGAACAACTTGCAGCCTCAAGGGAGGGTGATGGGCCACAACAATATGTTGTAGATCAAGGGGCCACCGCACCTACTTCTATGGATCCCACTCAGATCCCCGGAGAGCGTCCTTCTTGGTGGCCTTCATATTTGCCTTGGCCTCCTGCTCCGAATGTATCGGTGCCACAGACTGCAGTTCCCGCGATGGGAACTCAACCCACGGGCAGTCTTCCAGCACCCACGCCTTATGGCACCTCGTATTCTAATCTGCAAAATGCTATATCTGGTGCACAGAATCCGTTGATGATGGGCATCGGCGGCATGCTTCGGAGGCCGTAACATGGCTGTTGTAACTCCAGATCTCGCTGAATTGTTCGAAGAGGCGTATGAGCGCGCTGGTCTTGAGATGCGCTCAGGTTACGATCTCCGCACTGCTCGCCGCAGCTTGAACATGCTGACCCTTGAGTGGCAGAACCGTGGCTTGAACTTGTTCACTATTGAGTCTGGCACACAAGCTCTGACTTCCGGCACGGCGACATATACAATGCCGACAGACACAGTTGATTTGATCGAGCATCAGCTTCGCACTGGCACTGGCGTAAACCAAATTGATACCGCTCTTGAGCGGATCAGTGTTGCAACATACGCGCAGCAGACGAACAAGAACATCACTGGCCGTCCTGTTCAAATTTATGTGGATCGCGGCATAAGCAACGTCACAGCCACTGTGTGGCCCGTTCCAGACTCGGATGACTATACTTTGTTCTACTACCGCCTGAAGGGCATTGATGGCCTCTCAGCGGGCATCTCAGGCTCTGCAGGAGTGCCTCCTCGTTTTGTCCCGGCACTGGTCTCTGGTCTGGCATTCCAGATTGCTATGAAGAAACCAGAGGCTTCAGGCCGTGCGCAGGCGCTGCGTGAAGAGTATGAGCGTCAGTTTGAGATGGCGGCGGCTGAAGATGAAACTCGTGCATCGTCACACTTTACACCTTGGAGTGCATACATTTGAGTTATGCTCGTGGGAAATATGCTTATGGATACTGCGACAAGACTGGGTTTAGATACCCGCTCAATGAGCTTGTCTGGGAGTATAAGGACGGACAGCGCACCGGATTCCGTGTCGGATACGATGTGGTTGATCCGGATCATCCGCAAAATTTCCTTGGCAGGCTAAAGATCACAGACCCACAATCTCTGCGCAATCCGCGTCCAGATACATCTCTGCAAGAAAGCCGTGGACTCTTCGGGTGGAATCCTGTTGGGAATCCGCTTGTTTATATGGTAGGTTCAGTAGGAACCGTAACAGTTACAACTTCGTGAGGTCGATATGCCTGCACCTAAAAAATCTCGTGTCCCTTCTCCTCGCCCTCGCGAAGTAGAAATTGCAGCAGAAGAGCGCCGCGCAGCAGAGCGCGGCAATCGTGCCGCAGAGCGTGAGGCTCGTGATCGCGAATCTCTTCTTCCAACTGACCGCATGGCTCAAGGCGGCATGTGCCGTGGTATGGGCGCAGCAACCAGAGGCGGCAACTTCAGCCGGGGCTGATAAATGAATTACTCGGAGCTGGTAACAGCAATTCAGGATTATACTGAGAACCAAGAGACTACTTTTGTTTCTCAGATCCCCACTTTCGTCCGTCAGGCGGAAGAGCGGATTTACCGTTCCGTGATGATCCCGGAGCTTCGCAAGAACGTGACAGCCTCCACATCTGCAGGGAACCAGTATCTTGCAAGACCTTCTGATTTTCTTTCTGTGTTCTCTATCGCTGTTGTTGATGGTTCTGGCAATTACAACTATTTGCTCGATAAGGATGTAAACTTTATCCGTGAAGCATATCCGACATCTGCAACTCAGGCTCTGCCACAGTTCTATGGGCAGTTTGATGGCGATGATACAGTCGGAAGCGGGAACTTTATTTTAGGCCCAACTCCAGACGCGGATTACACAGTCGAGCTTCATTACTACTTTGATCCACCATCCATCGTGACCACTGGCACATCTTGGCTTGGTGACAATGCGGAAGCTGCTCTGCTTTACGGCTGCCTGATCGAAGCATATACTTACATGAAGGGTGAAGCGGATATGCTGAACCTTTATGAACAGCGTTATCAAGAAGCGCTTGCGCAGCTTGGTGGTGTTGGCATCCGCAGCATGCGGGATAACTATCGTGATGGCGAATTCATTCGCCGTTAAGATTGCAAGAGAAGGGGAAATCTATGGAACTACCAGACCTAAAAGGTAAGCGTGTTGCTATTGTGGCTATGGGGTCATCGGCGGGCGCATACATCACGGCTCGTTGCAACTCCATCGAATATGATGAGGTGTGGACAATCAATGCGACAGGGAGCGTCTTTCCTTGTGATCGTATGTTCATGATGGATCCACCATCTCGTTTCATCGATGATGATGTGGCTGGCAACCAAACAATAACAATGCGCAACTTAATTACGCGCGAACAGCCGTTTCCGATTTATAGCTGCACAAAAGATGATCGGTGCCCAAGTGTGGTAGACTTCCCGTTGCAAGAGGTCATGCAGGGCACGGGCCAGTTTTACTTCAACAATACACCTGCTTATGCGATGGGCTTTGCTGCGGCGACTGGCGTGTCTGAGTTGCATTTGTTTGGCTTGGACTATGCATATCGCCAGAACATCTATGTGGCAGAAGCAGGCCGCGCCTGCGTTGAGTTCTGGATCGGCATTCTGAATGCTCGTGGTTGTGCCGTGGTTATTTCCCCAACATCATCCCTCATGGATACTGATGTGCCACCAGAAGAAAAGCTGTATGGTTACCATCGCCTTGATGATCCACTTCGTCTTGAGATCGATAACGGCCAGTTTACAGTTAAGAAGAACTCTCTGTTCACAGAGCCACCAGAGCCAAAAGATGGCTTTCTTTACAAGGGGTAAGGCATGTTTAATCTAAAAGGTGAAATGCCTGACTTTAATTTTAATGTGGTTACGTCAGAGAAGGGCGGTCACTCGCCAGACGCTATTGCCGAAATGTGCGTTGATAAGCTAATATCGGTATCAGAAAATGCTCATCCAACGATACGCGAACAAGCAAAAGCATATCGAGAGCATATGTTGAAAATAGTGCGTCATTATATTAGTATGGCGATGCAAGAAGACAGAGCCACGATGTGCGCTCAAATCAGAGATGCTGGGTTCCACGATCTGGCTGATCAACTTAGGAGACTGTGATATGGCCTTTTCTGGCAACGCAATGTGCACATCGTTCAAGGTAGAGCTCTTGAAGGGTGTTCATAATTTTTCTACTGGCGGCAACACTTTTAAGCTGGCTCTTTACACTGCGACTGCAACTTTGAACGCTTCCACGACTGCTTACTCCGCAACAAACGAAGTTGGCAACTCTGGTTCGTATGCTGCAGGCGGCGGTGCTTTGACAAACGTAACCCCAACGGCGACTGGCACAACCGCTATCACCGACTTTGGCGATCTGTCCTTCACAACTGCAACCATCACTGCTCGTGGCGCGTTGATTTACAACGACACAGCGGCTGGCGATCCTGCGGTTGCTGTTCTGGACTTTGGTTCGGACAAGACTTCTACCTCTGGCACTTTTACAATCCAGTTCCCAGCGGCTGACGCGAGCAACGCGATCATCCGCATTGCATAATAGGAGGCCGCGCACATGGCTAATACAACCCTAAACGGTTGGGGTCGTGGTGCGTGGTCTGCTGGAGCTTGGGGCACCCCGCTTCCCGTAGAGGTTAGCGGGGTTTCCGCTTCTGGTTCCGTTGGTTCTGTTGCGGTATCGGGTGATAGCAATCATCAGGTCACTGGAGTAAACGCAACCGGCCAGATCGGGTCTGTTGCTATTAGTGCTCAAGTAAATGTCCCAGCAACAGGAATTGAAGCAACTGGCGGTGTTGGATCCGTTCTTGTTTCTGCGGACTCAAATACAACGGTAACTGGAATTGATGCAACATCTGCAGTCGGATCTGTTTCTGTTGGCGTTGGGCCGAATGTGAAAGTAACCGGAGTTCAGGCTGATGGTCAGCTTGGAAATGTTACTGCCGCTCAAGAATCTATTATAAGGCCAACAGGCGTTCAGGCATCTGCTCAAGTCGGAACGGTATTTGTATTTACAGACATTGAGATTCAAGTAACTGGCTTGTCCGCAACATCTGCGGTTGGTTCTGTTTCTGTTGGCATTGTGTCTAATGTGTTCCCGGATGGCGTTTCTGCTGATGGTCAGCTTGGATCTCCGGCAGTTTCTGGAACGGCAAATGTTCCAACCACTGGACTTGAGGCAACTGGATCTGTTGGTTCTGTTTTGGTTAGCGCAAATATTGTTGTTATCCCGACAGGGGTGCAAGGAAGCGCCAGAACACAACAGGTCACTGTTGATGGTTCCGCAGTTGTATCGTTGACTGGTGTATCCGGCACGGGTATTATCGGGAAAACTACTGTCTGGGGTAAAATCGTTCCGAATCCGGGCACTGTCTGGACTGAAATAGCAGCATAGGATTTGAAGTATGCCTAGCACATATACAGGCTCTGGTATTGAACTGATCGCAGACGGCGAACAGTCAGGAAGCTGGGGACAAACGACAAACACGAACTTGCAGATTATTGACCGCATGGTTTCCCAAGCGGGCTCGATCTCTTTGTCTGGCACAACGCACACTTTGACAGTTTCTGATGGCACTCTGTCGGATGGTCAGTATGGCGTTCTTGTGTTTGGCGGCTCTCCTTCTGGAACGAACACAGTCACAATAAGTCCGAATGATGCAAAGCGCACGTTTGTCGTAAAGAACTCTTCCGGTCAGTCTGTTGTTCTGACGCAGGGCTCTGGTGGTAACGTCACTGTTCTCAACGGCGATAGCGCAATTGTTTACTGTGATGGTGGTGGTGCCGGCGCGGCAGTTGTTGATGTAAGCGCCACGTTCATCACAAGCAACAACCTTACAGTTGCAAACAACTTGTCGGATCTTGCAAGCGCGTCAACCGCGCGGACAAACCTTGGTCTTGGCACTGCAGCAACTTTGAATGCCGGCACATCTGCAAACAATCTTGTTCAGCTTGACGGATCTGGCGCTCTCCCTGCCGTTGATGGCTCTGCTCTGACAGGGATTGAGGGCGTTCCTTCTGGTGTGATTGCTCTGTGGTCTGGTTCCACTGGCTCTATCCCAAGCGGATGGGTTATTTGTGACGGCACAAACAGCACCCCAGACTTGCGTGATCGATTTGTTGTTGGTGCTGGCAACAGCTATGCTGTTGATGCGACTGGCGGCTCAAACACAGTCACTCTGGCAGAGGCAAACTTGCCCGGCCACACACACTCCGTGTCCGGCACAACTGGATCCGATGGCGCCCACACTCACAATGTGTCTGGCAATACAAGTAACTCCGGAAATCACACTCATACTTTGAGTGGTAACACCAGCAACTCTGGCAACCACACGCATAACGGCTCTACAAGTAACACTGGTAGTCACAACCATGCGTTAATTGCCGGACAAGGCACTAGCGTTGGCAACTTTCTCGTTAATGCCGATAGTATTTCGGGCAGCCCTAACTTCGGTGGACAGAGTAATAATGCAATCGGATCTGATGGCGCACACAGCCACAACTTTACGACTGCTGGTGGTGGCGATCACAGCCACACACTGTCTGGTAACGCTGCGGCTGGTGGCGATCACAGTCATACCTTGAGCGGCACGGCTGATAGCGCTGGTGCTCACACTCACAGTTTCAGCACAACATCTGGGAGCACTGGTAGCGGCACTGCCCACGAAAACCGCCCACCGTATTACGCTCTTGCGTATATTATGAAGACATAAGAGGTATTACTATGGTTCAGACAATTACAGCATGGGCTAATGGTTCAGTTAATGTAAACACTGGAACAAATGCCATAGAGGGTGACGGTGTTCATATTTCAAACGACTTGCAGACAAAGTTTGATGCAGTTGTTGCCGCCTTGATGGCTCTTGGCGGAAGTGAAATTCATGTTGAAAAAGATACGTTTCGCCAGTTTGAGCACGTTGTGATTGCTGGTGAAGTATTTGACAATCCTTTTGGAGCGACAGTATCTTCTGCAGATTTTGACTGGATTATGAACCACATTGATACTGTGCTCGCTGAGCAGGAAGCTGCGCAGCTTGCTGCTATACAGGCAGCGGAAGCAGCGGATTCTGAACCGACTTAAAAAATACTTCGGAGGGGAAAGTGAAGATTAAGTTTTTTTGTGATCAACATCTTCTTGGTGTGATTCCTAATCCTGTGCCGTCAATAAAGATGGCACCGGATTACTTTAAAGCGATAAAGCCGCAAAACGGCTCGCATCCTGAACGTGGCACAGTAAAAAGATGTGTTCCGTTTCTTGACGCTATATCTGCTGGTTTCATAATTCCGTTGTGGGCTGATATGTTTGTGTTTGCTAAACACGGAAATATTGAAATAAGTTTTCCTAATAATTTTCCGCAAGCAGAAACTCTTGGTTTTCACTCAGAAAATCAAATGCCATCTCATCCCATGAGTAAAATGCCTTATGGGAATATTCTCATGAAGTTTATTAATCCGTGGGTGATAGAAACCGATATCGGCGTATCATGTTTGTTTACTTCGCCGCTCAATCACATGCAAAAAAACTTCAAGATACTTGATGGAATTGTTGATACTGATACCTATTACAATAATGTTAATTTTCCGTTTGTCTGGACTGGTGGCGATGGAGAGTTCTTTTTCAAGAAGGGAACTCCACTTGTTCAAGTTATCCCTTTCCGCAGGGAAGAACAGGAAATTGAAGTTTCTTTAATAGATCAAGACAAGCGCGCAAAAGTTCATGCCGTCCTTGGCACTAAAATGAAAAACGGATATCGTGAAGAATTCTGGAGTGGTATTAAAAAGAATTATAGCGATCCAGAAGACGTTGTTGATGAGCCGGAAAACTCTCAACTCAATGATGCAAAAGATCTTTCAGAACTTATTCAAGTTGAGAACATTGCTGCAGGTTCTGAGTGGAAAAATAAATCAACCTCTGGTATCCTTGAAATTGTTGCGGACGACAAGGGCAGAGGATTTGGTGAAGGCGGGTTTTAAATATATCTCTCTTTTGCTTTTAGCAGGGTGCAGTGCAGTTTACGAACTGCCTGCGCCTGTTGCTTATCCCGGAGCTTGTCCTGAAGGGGATCGCGCCTGCCAGAGAAACGCTGACGCGCAAACACTTTCATACATCGGACAGCCAGACGCTGCACTTAAACTGATGTGCTCAGACCCAGAACTTTCAGTTATGATGCAGGAAGAATGCGGATTGTCCTTATCATTTTATTAAGTGCCTTTGCACTTACTGCGCATGCGCAGAATATCACTGGTGATCTGAACACACAAAACGTGGACAGCACCGTGAACAGCAATAATGCAACCAACACATATAACGGTGCCGGATCATCGCCCGGTTCAATGCCAGATAATCCTGTGATGTCTGCAATAGCGCCCACAATGATGGGTGGTGGCGGAAACGATAGTTGTTTGGTGCCAAGCAGCACGGGCGTGCAGGTTACTTTGTTCGGTATTTCTCGTGGCACTATGGAGCAAGATCCTGAGTGTAACCGCAGAAAAGATGCAAGGCTTCTGGGAACGCCTCAGCCGTCCGGTGGGCTGGGCCTGCAGGTTTCTGGTATTTCAGTGCTGTGCGCTGACAACCCCCGTGTATTCAGGGCTATGGCGCTTGCAAACACACCATGCCCCATCATGGATATGGCTTCTGGCAGGCTCCTGATCGGGCAGGATGCTTTCATGCGATACCGTAGCAATCCGCAGCTTTTTGTGGTAGGGTATGACCAAGATCCAGACTTCTGGAACGCCCTATTAATGATCGGACAGGAGTTGCCGGAAAATGAAGAAGACGTTGGCCCTCGGCTTTCTCTTAGTGAGCGCTTCCGCACCAGTATACGGACAGTCCCTGACCGCCGGGGAGCAGGCGATTCAGGATCTGATCCAGTCAATTCAGGTGATTGATAATCAGCTTCAGCTTTCGATCAAGCTGACTAACGGCGCAGTCGGTTATGCTACTGTCGGTGGTGTAACTGAAGACAATGCTATGAGCGGCGCAAAGATCAGCGAAGCAATGCTCCTTGCGTATCAGGATGCTGTGGCTTCGGTTCAGGCGCT